CGGAGAGGATTTTACTTTTCAATCCTTCGGCCCCCATCATATACCAACCGCACGATCCGGCCGTGGCGTTCCAATACTCCTTTAGATCGACAAATGTTTGGTACTCTACGTCGCCGGCCTCGTCGATAATAACGACGGGGTTGGGGATGGAATTAAGGAAATATTTGATGTTTTCTTTGACCTCTGCGTAGGTGCCGAAACTTTCGATCCCGATACATTTAGCCAATGAACGCGCAAATAATATCCGGGTTTTGCATTGACTCGCGTCAAGGTAAAAACAGTTTTTGAGGGTTCGGGAAAGGTACTGCGCCGTGTAGGTTTTACCGATTGCGCAGTTGTCTACAAATACGCGCGACTTTGAATATTCTTTGCAAAATAAAACCTCCTCTTCGATTTGTTCGAATACGTCTGTCCGCGCCATAATCCACTTGCGCTCGTTGGGCGAAACGTCCAGCGTCCGGCCTATGCTCAACCACTTTGAGGCAGTCAAAATACGGTCGCGCTCTCCCTTTTTGATGCGGTTGTAAATAGCCTTGTTGATGCCGTGTTTCTTTGCGTAATTATCGTCCGTGCCGTCGTAATTTTTCCGGGCATCCAACAGGGCTTCAGCCACCCTGCTTTTGTAATCTTCTGTAATTTCTAACATGACTTTATTTTTAAATTTAAAATGTTTCGAGTGATAGCCCGCGGCGTTTATACGTCGTTTGCGCGGCGTTTAAACTGTCGTTAAACTCGTCCGGGGTGTCGAGTACCTCCACCTCGTGATCGTCGTTATAAAGCGGCGCGGTTGTGCCCTCCAGCCAATCAATTTTAAAACCGGCGTTAAGCGTCTTTTTGCGATTGTCGGCGATGACTAATTTTTCTATTTCATTTTTGTGACGTTGTGCCCATCCGCGCACGGTGTTCGCATAGCGGGCTACCATCTCCATGTTTGCCGCCAATTGCGGGTCTCTAATGGCCCCCACGCGCGAACGGGAGGCGATCGGCTTCGGTATGGCCTCACACACGCAACGCCCGTCCATATACACGAGGGCTTTTAGCATTTGCCCTTTGTGGCCGCTGAGCCAAAATACGTCGATGGCCTTACCCTCTACCATCTCCATGAGATTTAGAAGGCTGTCGCCTGTGTATATTTGCCCCTCGTCGCCCAGCAGGAAGAAACTCCCGTTTAGTCGTATTTGCCCCAAATTGCAGCTGGTTTCTGTGTGGTCGCCAATATAGGGGAGGATGCCGCGCCAATTTATTGGCTTTGCTTCGGGGGCCTGTTTTTCTTTAAACACCTCCCATTTGGTTTTGCCGGGATATTTTGTGTGTGGCATATTGTTGTGCTCTTCTATGTCTTTTAGAGCGTCACGTATGATCTGGTCGTATGGGATAATCGTCTTATTGTCCTCGCTCGTTTGGTTAGCCTCGTCCCGTGCGTGTGGGCGGCCCAGCCAACCGGGTCGCTTTTTTTCCGAACCGTACCGGAAACACCTATTAAATCTTTCGATGTATTTTGACCGGGCGACATTCGGATAAACATCCACGTATTGGAACATATTACCCTCCTGTAACAACGTTTCTTTAAACGATGAATTGAGGTGGCTTTCACACTCTATTTGCATAGGTATAGGAGTCCCCCACTCGGCGCAGTTGCGCACCATTTCGCGGTAGAACTCCCGCACAAAGGCGGCATTTTTCTCCCTACCCCATACAAACGCTATACAACATTCGCTACCAAGGTCGAGGCCTAAATAAAGGTTCACCCTATGATTTTGTTTGTCGTAGACGAAGGGCGGTTGGCGGTCATCCACGCTGACAATTTCGCCGGCAAATTCGGGATGTGTAAGCGATTGAAATATATCGTATTTGGACATGTATTGCTGCCTGTCGCCGGCGCGCTGCAAATGCGTTGCAACCCGTTCTTTCCATGAGGATAGAAATGTAGTTACCGTGCGCTTGCTTAATTTGCTATAATCGGCGGGGTTGTACAGTTCGCCGGTCTCAGGGTTGATAACTTCTACCTCCCCTTGCAAAAAAGCGTCGTACATCCTGAAAACTTCTATTTTAGAGGGCTTGTCTTTTTGTATATACATTGCGTTAAGCAACCCTTCGATCCGCTCTGTTTTCAGAAGGGCGTTTTGGTTGTCGTAGCCCTTCAGGAGCGAATCATAACCGGCCTCTTCAAAGCGTTTGAGTTTATCACGCAAACGGAGGTGATGCGTCGGCAGGGTGTGCTGCGGGAGGTTTCTTATTTTCCTGAACTCGTTAAGGAGGTTGACCTCCTTCGACAGGTATTTGTCCACGTTCTTTACCTTGCTCATTCGCGACAGGCGTTCATCTATGTGCGCCGCGCGCAGTCTAATAACCGCACCCAAAACGCTCGCGTCTAATACATACTCTTTTTGACGCTCAGGGCCTATATAACCGAGTTTGCCTATTTTCTTTTCTGCATAATACCTGACCGCACCACCGTCTACATGAAAAAACTTTTCTAAAATACAATTGACCTTGCGCGGGTCGGGTAGTTGTTGCCGGATGGGGAGGGGTAGCGTGTCGAAGTCGATTAAAACCTCAACGTCTAATCCGCCCCCACGTTGCAGCCGCCGCATACCGACGGGCTTTTTTGCGTCGCGGTATAGTTTCTTTACCAACGCATCCCACGACGGGAAGAAACGAGGGGTCAACTCGTCCTTTGTTACTGCTATTTTACCGTTAAATTCAAAAGGCATATTCTTTTTATTTGTTTCAGTTCCCGCCCCGGCCTCGCGCCGGGATGCAAGCCGTTAGCTTTCCGCGGGATTTGACTACCTTCGGCTGGCTCTATCGAAGTAGTCGTTAGCGTACCTTGCTCTACGCATGAAATCCTCTATCCTTCCGGCGTGGGGGATTTCTTCAAAGTCCCAATCGACAGACCTTTTGATCGCGCGGCGATGGCGAGCCTTCGCCGTTGCGCTTTTGCCCCTGCCTAAGTCGCCATTGTGGTGGCTTTTCGCCATCCTGCCTTTAATGTTTGTCTTCATTTCTTTGATTTTTACGTGTTTAATCCCTTGCATTCATTAGTATCGCGAGCGCATCATCCATGATGCGTTTTGCATCCTCCGCGGCCTGGCGGCCCAAACTATACTCTATAAATGTGCTAAGCCTACTGAGGTCATATTTGCCGTCCTTATAACCGATCCCATAGATTTTATGAAATTGCACAATTTCGTAGCCGCGGCTGGCCTCAACCATCAGATGCCAATAAATGTCATCCCCTATCTTTTCAGTAGTCATGCCAACCACCTTGTGAGCGAAGAGAATAGGCTCCCCCTTCGGATCGAAGGCGTTCGACAACAATACAGTCGCCTCGCCTAACACTGCACTTTCGCATTTTTCTTTGTCAAACACCATAACTTACAGTTTTATAAATGTTTCCTGTCCCTTTTCCCTTCCGCCAAGGTCGATCGCGCGTTTGCGGATGCGCTTAGCTAAGTCGCTGTCGTGATCACCCCTAAGGGCGTTGTTTACCGTCTGCGGCGTTACGTTGAACGCCTTCACTAACTCTCGCTTAATCTCGAAGTCGCATAAAATCTTTGTTTTTGTATCCATGTCTATCTTTTTAAAAATTGTTCATTACATTTACGGCCAAGTTTCCGACCGAAATCGGATACAAAGCAACAAAAAATTTCGCCACTATGCAAGAAAAAGAACAAAAAATTTCGCCGGTCAAACAACGAATTTTACAATTTGTTGAAAATCTTGGTGTTAGTAAACGGGAGTTTTACTCTAAAATAAATGTTTCAAGGGGGACATTAGAGTCTAAAACGGGAATAACCGAAGAAATAGTGGCGAAATTTATCGCCGCCTATCCGAGTGTTTCAGTAGAATGGCTAATAACCGGCAGGGGCGAAATTTTTTGTTGCTTTGTATCCGATTTCGGTCGGAAACTTGGCCGTAAATGTAATGAACAATTTTTAAAAAGATAGACATGGATACAAAAACAAAGATTTTATGCGACTTCGAGATTAAGCGAGAGTTAGTGAAGGCGTTCAACGTAACGCCGCAGACGGTAAACAACGCCCTTAGGGGTGATCACGACAGCGACTTAGCTAAGCGCATCCGCAAACGCGCGATCGACCTTGGCGGAAGGGAAAAGGGACAGGAAACATTTATAAAACTGTAAGTTATGGTGTTTGACAAAGAAAAATGCGAAAGTGCAGTGTTAGGCGAGGCGACTGTATTGTTGTCGAACGCCTTCGATCCGAAGGGGGAGCCTATTCTCTTCGCTCACAAGGTGGTTGGCATGACTACTGAAAAGATAGGGGATGACATTTATTGGCATCTGATGGTTGAGGCCAGCCGCGGCTACGAAATTGTGCAATTTCATAAAATCTATGGGATCGGTTATAAGGACGGCAAATATGACCTCAGTAGGCTTAGCACATTTATAGAGTATAGTTTGGGCCGCCAGGCCGCGGAGGATGCAAAACGCATCATGGATGATGCGCTCGCGATACTAATGAATGCAAGGGATTAAACACGTAAAAATCAAAGAAATGAAGACAAACATTAAAGGCAGGATGGCGAAAAGCCACCACAATGGCGACTTAGGCAGGGGCAAAAGCGCAACGGCGAAGGCTCGCCATCGCCGCGCGATCAAAAGGTCTGTCGATTGGGACTTTGAAGAAATCCCCCACGCCGGAAGGATAGAGGATTTCATGCGTAGAGCAAGGTACGCTAACGACTACTTCGATAGAGCCAGCCGAAGGTAGTCAAATCCCGCGGAAAGCTAACGGCTTGCATCCCGGCGCGAGGCCGGGGCGGGAACTGAAACAAATAAAAAGAATATGCCTTTTGAATTTAACGGTAAAATAGCAGTAACAAAGGACGAGTTGACCCCTCGTTTCTTCCCGTCGTGGGATGCGTTGGTAAAGAAACTATACCGCGACGCAAAAAAGCCCGTCGGTATGCGGCGGCTGCAACGTGGGGGCGGATTAGACGTTGAGGTTTTAATCGACTTCGACACGCTACCCCTCCCCATCCGGCAACAACTACCCGACCCGCGCAAGGTCAATTGTATTTTAGAAAAGTTTTTTCATGTAGACGGTGGTGCGGTCAGGTATTATGCAGAAAAGAAAATAGGCAAACTCGGTTATATAGGCCCTGAGCGTCAAAAAGAGTATGTATTAGACGCGAGCGTTTTGGGTGCGGTTATTAGACTGCGCGCGGCGCACATAGATGAACGCCTGTCGCGAATGAGCAAGGTAAAGAACGTGGACAAATACCTGTCGAAGGAGGTCAACCTCCTTAACGAGTTCAGGAAAATAAGAAACCTCCCGCAGCACACCCTGCCGACGCATCACCTCCGTTTGCGTGATAAACTCAAACGCTTTGAAGAGGCCGGTTATGATTCGCTCCTGAAGGGCTACGACAACCAAAACGCCCTTCTGAAAACAGAGCGGATCGAAGGGTTGCTTAACGCAATGTATATACAAAAAGACAAGCCCTCTAAAATAGAAGTTTTCAGGATGTACGACGCTTTTTTGCAAGGGGAGGTAGAAGTTATCAACCCTGAGACCGGCGAACTGTACAACCCCGCCGATTATAGCAAATTAAGCAAGCGCACGGTAACTACATTTCTATCCTCATGGAAAGAACGGGTTGCAACGCATTTGCAGCGCGCCGGCGACAGGCAGCAATACATGTCCAAATACGATATATTTCAATCGCTTACACATCCCGAATTTGCCGGCGAAATTGTCAGCGTGGATGACCGCCAACCGCCCTTCGTCTACGACAAACAAAATCATAGGGTGAACCTTTATTTAGGCCTCGACCTTGGTAGCGAATGTTGTATAGCGTTTGTATGGGGTAGGGAGAAAAATGCCGCCTTTGTGCGGGAGTTCTACCGCGAAATGGTGCGCAACTGCGCCGAGTGGGGGACTCCTATACCTATGCAAATAGAGTGTGAAAGCCACCTCAATTCATCGTTTAAAGAAACGTTGTTACAGGAGGGTAATATGTTCCAATACGTGGATGTTTATCCGAATGTCGCCCGGTCAAAATACATCGAAAGATTTAATAGGTGTTTCCGGTACGGTTCGGAAAAAAAGCGACCCGGTTGGCTGGGCCGCCCACACGCACGGGACGAGGCTAACCAAACGAGCGAGGACAATAAGACGATTATCCCATACGACCAGATCATACGTGACGCTCTAAAAGACATAGAAGAGCACAACAATATGCCACACACAAAATATCCCGGCAAAACCAAATGGGAGGTGTTTAAAGAAAAACAGGCCCCCGAAGCAAAGCCAATAAATTGGCGCGGCATCCTCCCCTATATTGGCGACCACACAGAAACCAGCTGCAATTTGGGGCAAATACGACTAAACGGGAGTTTCTTCCTGCTGGGCGACGAGGGGCAAATATACACAGGCGACAGCCTTCTAAATCTCATGGAGATGGTAGAGGGTAAGGCCATCGACGTATTTTGGCTCAGCGGCCACAAAGGGCAAATGCTAAAAGCCCTCGTGTATATGGACGGGCGTTGCGTGTGTGAGGCCATACCGAAGCCGATCGCCTCCCGTTCGCGCGTGGGGGCCATTAGAGACCCGCAATTGGCGGCAAACATGGAGATGGTAGCCCGCTATGCGAACACCGTGCGCGGATGGGCACAACGTCACAAAAATGAAATAGAAAAATTAGTCATCGCCGACAATCGCAAAAAGACGCTTAACGCCGGTTTTAAAATTGATTGGCTGGAGGGCACAACCGCGCCGCTTTATAACGACGATCACGAGGTGGAGGTACTCGACACCCCGGACGAGTTTAACGACAGTTTAAACGCCGCGCAAACGACGTATAAACGCCGCGGGCTATCACTCGAAACATTTTAAATTTAAAAATAAAGTCATGTTAGAAATTACAGAAGATTACAAAAGCAGGGTGGCTGAAGCCCTGTTGGATGCCCGGAAAAATTACGACGGCACGGACGATAATTACGCAAAGAAACACGGCATCAACAAGGCTATTTACAACCGCATCAAAAAGGGAGAGCGCGACCGTATTTTGACTGCCTCAAAGTGGTTGAGCATAGGCCGGACGCTGGACGTTTCGCCCAACGAGCGCAAGTGGATTATGGCGCGGACAGACGTATTCGAACAAATCGAAGAGGAGGTTTTATTTTGCAAAGAATATTCAAAGTCGCGCGTATTTGTAGACAACTGCGCAATCGGTAAAACCTACACGGCGCAGTACCTTTCCCGAACCCTCAAAAACTGTTTTTACCTTGACGCGAGTCAATGCAAAACCCGGATATTATTTGCGCGTTCATTGGCTAAATGTATCGGGATCGAAAGTTTCGGCACCTACGCAGAGGTCAAAGAAAACATCAAATATTTCCTTAATTCCATCCCCAACCCCGTCGTTATTATCGACGAGGCCGGCGACGTAGAGTACCAAACATTTGTCGATCTAAAGGAGTATTGGAACGCCACGGCCGGATCGTGCGGTTGGTATATGATGGGGGCCGAAGGATTGAAAAGTAAGTTTGCTTCGG